GGCTGGCATGAGCATAAACCTCTATTCCCTCGCCGAACTCGCGCGCCTGATCGGTGCGTCGTCCGAGGCGTTGCGCTACCACCTGCGCCGCCCCGACGCGCCGCCCGCGATGAGATGGACCTGACGCACAGCGCCGAGGACCGCATCATGCGCGTCCGCCGGTACTCGGACGTTCACGCGGACTGGCTGCGTGCGCGGAACGTGGGCAAGTACGTGCCTGGCAAGCGCGGGCGTCCGCCGCTCGGCGCGAAGTTGTCGGAAGTTTGAACGTCGGCGGTTGTTTCCGCCGAAGATAGCGGCATACTGATCGTGTCGCGGTCACGCGACGAACAAGGAGAACGAACATGGACAACGACACTCGCTACACGCTGGCTCACTTCACGATTGGCGACAAGGTGTACTACACGGGCGACGCCGCGAACGTCGATGGCTGGTTCGAGGTTGCCGAGATCGAGGAACCGTCGCGTTTCTGCGGCTCCGGCTCGGTGGACCTGATCGAGACGCAGAAGAGCGCTGGCGGCAGCGCCCGCCGCGTGTTCCGTGGCGTGTATGTTTCGGCGTTCAACCCCTCGCCGGGCCGTCGCTTTGTGCGTCGCGAGGAATGGCTGGCCCAACGCGAGGCAGCGTTGGCCGCGTATCGACGTTGACCGCCTGACCCATCCCCGCCCCGCGCCCTCCCCGGCTCGGTGCGGTTTCCCGGCGCGTTGCCGGATCACAACAAGGAGAACGACAATGGAGAAGCCTTTCGACTTGGCGGCGCGCCTGCTCGCGGAGCACATCGCGACCGTCACCCCTGCCGTCCGCAACGTGCGGTCGGCGTGCGCCTACACGGTCAGCGTGCCGTTCAGCCTGACGACGGCGGAGGTCGAGGCCGTGCGCATCGGCGAGCGCGAGCCGCACCGCATCGTGGCGGTGGCGATCGGTCCGATGGCGTGGTCGGTGCCGGAGACGCCGGCGCAGCGTGCGATGCACGCGGAGATCGAGGAGTGGATCGAGGCGAACCGTCCGGCGCTGAACATGGCGCTGGACGCGCACACGGTGGCGATGGTGAACGAGTGGGCGGCGACGTGGGACGACGGCACGAACCACGACAGCCTCGACGCGGACTTTCGCGACGGGAGGGACGAGTGACGATGCCCCAATACCAGAATTGCTCGCATCAGGGCGAGGGATGGTGCCTTGCGTGCGTCGATCGTCAGGCCATTTCGCTCTCGAACGCGGAAAGCCAACTCATCAAGGCGAACGCTGAAATCGCGGCGCTTCGTCAGATGCTCCGTGAGGAGCTTGCCATTCGTGACGTGTGGCTCGACGCATTGCGCGGCGAGGTGCGTGCGCGACGGGAGCCGTACGACGACACCGCAACTGTTGTCCAGCGAGAGCGTGCAAAGGCACGCACCGACAGCATCGGGGCGCTGGCCGGCGACGGACTCCGCGCCTACTCGTGCTGGCTCACGAAAGCGACGAACAGCCGACTCAAGGACGGATACCAGAGCGGCATCGCGTTGAGCTTCACCGATCGCACGCAGTCGGGTGTTCCCAACGTACCGTTCGTGCTCGTGTCACTCACACCGGAGAAATGACGATGGGCTACTTTTCAAACGGAACCGAAGGCGAAATGTTCCATGAGCGCAATTGTGCCAAATGCCTGCACTGGCGGGAAGAGGGGCCGATGTGTCCCGTCCTGAGCGTGCATCACGACTGGAACTACGCACAGTACGACCGCAAGGATGGCGTTGTCGGGTTCTCCTATGGATGGGCTCAAAGCGTCGCATAGAGCCGTGAGATAGCACCGTCTTCAACCTCCAAGCCGAGGCAAGACCGCACGTTGTGTTCCGCTTGGGCGGCATTCCACCTTGCGACGCGGCAAGCGCTACGGAGGGCCGCAAACGGAACGCCGGTCGGTCGGCACGTCGCGCGGAGGTACGCGAACACGGAAAGCGGGGCCGTGTGGCAGTTTTCAAATCCCGCGTACAGGCGGGCGACTGCGGCCACGGGTAAATGTGCGTCATCCGCGATACGTCGGATTTCGGCGTCGCGCCATTGTCGGTAGGTCATCGGTCGTGCTCCATTCGTTCAGGCGAAGCGCCGCACGTTGCGGCGCGAATCGCGTCAGGCCCAGTCAAGGGACGGACGCGGGGAGGTCATACGAGGATGAACGGGTACGGCGAAGGCTTCACGAGCGACCACGCCGGATTGCGGATCGCGTCCGTATCGCGGTGAAAGTCGCGCCGAGTCACGCGGCCATGCTCAAACTCAAGCCGAATCTCGCGACCGTCCGGGCAGAAAATCGACTGCCCGATTCCGTCCGTTCCCACGTCTGCGGCCAGCTTCGGCAAGGCATTCGTAAGCGAGCGGATCGCGGCGTCAACGGTGTCGAAGGTTACAAGCGTCATCGGTCGTGCTCCAGTAGTCGGGTTGCGAGTGCCGATCACGCGATCGACAACCACACTCTACCCGTACTTCGGAAGAACGCCAGCAGCATCACAAGATATTTCCCAAGATCGGCAACGATCCGCGTTCACGTACGCGAGAACCGCGTTCACGCATCGTGCGATCGCAGCACAGCACGCGTATGGACACCTAGACTAAGGAACACGCGCGGGGGAGCGATCGCGGTCCATCCGTGTATCCGGATGCGCGGATCAAGGCGAGAGCTGCGACCACGCGAGAGGCACGGATCACGCGGGGGCGAGGCACAGGCGAGAGGAACGCGACACAGGACGGACGACGACACACACGCGACGCGACGCGGGGGAGAGGGTAACACTCTCGCGCATCTCCCCTGCCATCCCCCGTCCTTCCTCCGTCCTCTCCCCCTGCTACACTTGTCGCACTATGCCAAAGCTTGACGGTAGCCCCACGAAGGGCGAGATGCGTGCCCAGCGTGCTCTTGAGCGTGCCGCACAGAAGGAAGCAGCGCGTGCTCAGGCTGCGCGGGACTTGATGCGTGCCGCGATGGGCGGCGCTGCGGCGGACGGTCACGACGAGGTGGAGCGCCAGCGTGAGGCGATGCTGGCCGATCGCGCGTCCCGTGACGCTGCGACGACGGACGACGCACACGCTGCACCCGCGCGTTCCACGTCCCGCACACGCGCGACCGCAGCCATCGCGCACGCGTCGCACGCGCACGCAGGAGAACGTTGCCAGACCCCCACCCGGTCTGAACAAACTGAAAACCTATCCCCCAACCGCGCCTCATTTTCCGATTCGTCCCGTGTGCCGTCGCCTGACGCGGAGTCGTCTGACGCGGGTGACATCCGGTGGGTGATGGAGAACCTTCACCGTGGCGACGAGGTGGTGGCGGGGGACGCGCCGAGCCTGACGGCGTGGGGTTTGTTGTCGTGGGCGCGATCGAGTGCGAAGGCGTACGATGCGTTCGTGACGCAGGTGTACGGGAAGGCGTTCGTGTCGAAGGACGCGGAGGACTTGAAGCGGAGGGATCGCCGGAGTCAGACGGGTGTGACGTCGATGATCGAGCGGTGTATCGAGGCGAGCGTGAGGGCTCGTGGAGAGGCGGTCTAGGCGTCGATCGTGGTGGGATATACGCGAGAAGTGTGGGCGCACCATCGCCCTGTCGGGGTGATGGGTTGTGACCATCGCTGCCGTCTTTCAGCCTTGTGCTTGGACGATCGAGTTGGGCGGCAGTTCACTCCGGCGCTGTGTGGCGCTGGCCTCGGCCCGGCAATGGGGGTCGTTGGTCGAGGTCTTGGTGATCGTTTGCGGGCGGGCGTGTAGGAGCCGCCATCCGTGCCGGTGCTCCCGGCCTGATCCCCGATTGCGAGGGGGAACGGTCCTGCGACCAGCGTGGGGGGTCCGCGTCCGCGTGCCCGGTCGTACGACGACGCCGGTTATGGGGACTGCTTCGCCGTCGCGCCCTGTGGCGTCTGGCGGGACTCGATGAGGTTGATGGTAGCCGATCGCGTCCTCGGATCGAAGAGGACGGTGGCGATTTCGAGGGAGACGCCGTGCGCGGCTTCGAGGTCGCGGACGACGAGATCGACCTTCGAGGCGATGTCGGATCGCGGGGAGGGCGACGGTTCGGCGGGTGCCTGGGTGGGCGCTTTGCCGGTCAGGCGTGCTTTGGCTTCTTCGACGGCGGCATCGAGCGCCGAGTCGGGCGCTTCGAGGTCGGCGATGGCTTTGGCGAGTTCCCACGAGGCGGACTTGGTGTATCCGGCGTCTCGGAGTTGTGCGTGGATCTCGATGGTGAGTTCGTGTCGCCGCTTGGGGGTGCGGAACGCTCCCGCCGGTGTGGCGGTGGTCCGGTGTCCTGCGCCGGGCTTGACGACGAAGCTACGCATGTAAAACCCCCGAACCGGATGTCTCCGGCCCGGAGGCACCAAGGAGAAACACGACGCGCCGATGATACGGTCGCGGTGGGTGAGACGCTACTGGGAAGGTGCCGAATCCTCGGCGATCTGTCGTAGGCGGTTCCAGCCGGCGAAGTTGTCCTCGACGACGGGGATATTGCGGAGGATGGCGAAGTCGCGTTCGGCATTCGCGCCGGCGGAGTTTCGCCAGCCGGGCAGGAGCATGAGGACATCGCACGCGGCGAGGAATAGGCGATCGCCTTCGAGGAACGTTTCGTCGGGAACGAGTCCGCCCATGAACGCGGTGTTGAGGTGGGGGCAGAACGCGGCGTAGCCGGCTTCCCACAGTCGGGCGGCGGTTTCGCGGGCGATGACGATGTTGTTGAACACGCCGTCCTCGGTGGCGGATCGGTACGCGCCTGCGACGTAGACCTTGAGCATCAGGCGACTCCGGCGAGGATGAGGAGGAGTCCGATGGCGGTTCCGAGGAGCGCGCCGATGGCGTAGCCGAGGATGAGTGCCTTCTTGCCGGTCATGGTTCTTGCGGGAGATTATGACGCGGCGACGCGGATCTGCGATCCGTTCGCGTGGTTTTTGATGCAGAACGCGGACGGTGGCGGTAGCATCCCGCCATGCACGATCTACGCGAGATCACGACGGATGCCCTCATGGACGAGTTGGATCGTCGCTCGATCGCGTTTGTTTGCGCGATAACCGAGATGGACGACGATCGAAGTTGGCTGACCCGGTGGTGGTCGCGCGGGAATCCGGTCATCAAGGTCGGGCTTGGGGCGCTCCTCGCGGACGCCGTGCGACAGAACGTGACGCTGGAGGCGAACGAGAAACCCGAGGATGACGACTGACCTTGCCCTGATCCCGCCGACCGCGTACGTGGAGAACCTCAAGTATCGCCGCGAGGTTGTGCAATGGGGTTGGGAGTCGCAGGACGCGGCCGACGCGCTGTGGGAGATGTGCCGGCAGGACATCCATTTCTGGATCAATACGTTCTGCTGGACGTACGACCCGCGCCGGAAGCCGGCGACGATCCCGATGATCGAGTACCCGTACCAGCGGGACGGCATCGACCGGATCTGCGCCGCGATCGACGCGCCGCACGATCTGGTGATCGACAAGAGCCGCGACATGGGCGCGTCGTGGATGATCCTGTTCTCGTACGTCTGGAACTGGCAGTTTCAGGAGGACCGGACGTTCCTTGTGGCGAGCCGCAACGAGCAGTACGTCGATGCGTCCGGTAATCCGAAGGCGCTTTTCTGGAAGATTGACCACATCCTGAACAACCAGCCGAACTACCTGTTGCCCGCTCGGGGCGAGGGTGTGACGCGGACGTTCGGGCGGCTGACGAACGAGGAGAACGGGAACACAATCAACGGCGAGTCGTCCACGGAGAACCTTGCGCGCGGCGACCGCCGCACGTCGATCCTCGTGGACGAGTTCGCGGCGTACGAGCAGCAGGCGGGTTGGGCGGTGCTGTCGGCGACGCGCGACACGACGCGGTGCCGCATCTTCAACTCGACGCTCGGGCTGGTTCCTGGCGCGTTCGAGTCGATCGCAAACAACCCCAATTTTGCAAAGTTGACGCTGCACTGGTCGTCGCATCCCGAGAAGGCGGTCGGGAAGTACGTGACGCCTGCGGGCAAGGTGCGATCGCCGTGGTACGACGCGGAGTGCAAGCGCTGCGCGACATCGCTTGAGGTCGCGCGTGAGTTGGACATCGACTACACGGCGGCGGCCGGCTCGTTCTTCCAGTACGAGTCGCTGAACAAGATGGGTCAGCACGTCCGGCTGCCAGTCCTGATGGGGCGGTTGCAGCACGCGGACGGCGTGCCGGGCCAGTTTGTCGAGACGCGCGAGGGCAACATCAAGTTGTGGCGCACGCCGGACGCGGCGGGGCGGTTCCCGGCCGATCGGCGGTACGTGATCGGCGTGGACGTTTCGACCGGCACGGGCGCGTCAAACTCGGTCATCCAGGTGTTCGACCGTCTGACCGGCGAGCAGGTCGCGGAGTTGGTCGATCCTGCGATCTACCCGCACGATCTGGCGAGCCTTGCATGCGCGGTCGGCCGGTGGTTCGGCGGGCTGGACGGCGAGGCGACGATGGTGTTCGAGAACGTCGGTCCCGGCGTGACGTACGGGCAACTGTGCTGGAAGTACGGGTATCGCAAGTTCTACTTCCGGCGCAAGGAAGGCCAGCACAACCGGCCGGAGACGGATTTCATCGGACTCTTCCAGAACAAGGAGGAGAAGATCCGGCACTTCAACCTGTTGCGGATGCTGATGGAGCAGCAGCGGATGCTCGTTCGGTCGTCGCTCGCGCTCGCGGAGTGCCGCGAGATCGTGTACACGCCGGACGGGAAGGTGGAGCACAAGGGCGCGCAGGGGATGGACCCATCGGGCGCGAAGACGAATCACGGCGACCGTGCGAGCGCGATGTCGTTCGTCGCGGTCGTGCTGATGGACGGACTCGGGCCGACCGGCCAGCCGGTGCGCGAGGAGCGTCAGTTGGGCGAGTTCGGTCGGGCATTCATGGAACGGCAGCGGCAACGCGAGTTCGCACGCTTGGAGGCTGAGGTATGAAGGACTACGGACGACTTCTCAAGGCGGTGCGGTGGTCGCGCAAGACGATGGAGCCGTTCCGCCGCAAGCGGCAGCAGACGGTGCGCATCATGTACGGCGCGCACTGGGCGGACGGATCGACGGCCATTGCGCAGCCGGTGAACATGCTCGAACTGACCGTGCGCATCTGGCTCCGAAACCTGGTGGCTAAAGCGCCGACCGTGCGCGTGTCGCCGAAGGACCGGAAGTGGAAGCCGCTCGCGAAGGACTTCGAACTTGTCATGGAGCAGGTCATCCGCGAGATCGACTTGGCGAGCGCGTTGCAGGACGCGGCGTTCGACGCGCTGACGTGTCCGGTCGGCGTGGTCAAGGTCGGCATCACGGAGGAGGAGTTGGGCGAGCAGGCGGGCTACCTGCACGACGCGGGGCTTCCGTTCTGCGACGCGGTGGACTTCGATGATCTGGTGCTCGACATGGCGGCGGGTCGCTTCGAGGCGATGGCGTACGTCGGCGATCGGTACGTCCTGCCGTATGAGGCGGTGATGGACTCGAAGCTGTTCAAGCGGTCACGCGAGTTGAAGCCGACCGAGACTCCGACGACGACGGACGAGTTCGGCAACGTGAACGTGAAGTCGTTCGCGGAGTGGCTGTCGGGTGTGGCGCGGACGGACGAGCGCGACGCGGAGCCGATGATCGAGTTGTGGGACATCTGGAAGCCGCGCGAGAGCGTGGTCTGCACGTTCGTCTCGGGCCGCGACGGGTTGCCGGTCGGCGATCCGGTGCGCACGGTCGAGTGGCAGGGGCCGGAATGCGGGCCGTATCAGGCGTTGAGCTTTGGCAAGGGCAAGGGGCTGATGAAGCTGCCGCCGATCGCGGCGCTGCGCGACCTCAACGACATCATCAACCGCAATTATCGGAAGTTGGACAAGCAGAGCGGCCGGCAGAAGACGGTGATCGGCTATCAGGGCGGTGCGAAGGAGGACGCCGAGAACGTGATGAACGCGCCGGACGGTGCGTTGATCCAGATGGACCGGCCGGACGCGGTGAAGGAGTACAAGTACGGCGGCGCGGACCCGACAAACCTTGCGTTCTCGATCAACCTGATCGACCGCTTCTCCTACATGGCGGGCAATCTCGACGCGCAGGGCGGCCTGTCGCAGTCGGCCAGCACGCTCGGGCAGGAAGAACTCATCAAGGAGTCGGCGTCGCAGACGATCGAGGACATGCGGACGACGACGGTGATGTTCGCCAAGCGCGTCACGGAGTCGATCGCGGCGTGGGTCTGGTACGACCCGGTGAAGAAGTACATGGTCAACAAGCCGATCGGCGACTCGGGAATCACGATTCCGGTGTCGGTCGATCCGCGCGACCGCGAGGAAGCGGACTTCCTTGAGATGGCGTTCGACATCGTGCCGACGAGCATGATGGACACGTCGAACGCGGCGCGCCTGCGGACGCTGACGACGACGGTGCAGCAGGTGCTTCTGCCGCTGGTTCCGGCGGTGGAGGCCGGCGGCATGAAGATCGACGTGGCGGGGCTGATGAACACGATCGCGGAACTGACGGACAACCCCGAGATCGGGACGATCGTTGTCCCCTCGGACCAGATCGCGGGGCTTTCGCCGGGCGGCGCAGCGGAGTCGGGAGCCGAACCCGCCTCTCCGTCTCCCGGCAAGCCCCCGGTTACGCGGCGCGAGTACGTCCGCAAGAGTGTCCCGTCAGGCGGGACACGCTCCGCGCGGGACAACGTGGTTGCCCAACGGCTCCTCGGCGGCAACGTGACCCCGCAGCAGGACGCGATGGTGGGTCGATAATTCGCCGAAGATCGTTGCACGTTCGCGCGAGATCGGTATAAGATCGCGTGCGATGCCGTCCTATCGCTTCGACAACCCTGCGACCGGCGAGACTCGTTCGATCAACGTGCCGTACGCGACCCTGCGCGAAATGTCGCGCGGATCGGACGCGGAGGGGTACGACCTCTACGAGATCGACGGCGTTCTCTGGCGTCGCAACTTCGACGTGATCGAGAGCGGCGTCGCGTGGTCCGGCGCGTCGTGGCCGATCGCATCGTCGGCGGCTGCCGTGCTGCCCGATCAGGTCGAGTCCGAGAAGGCAGACCTTGCCAAGCGTGGCGTCCGCGTGGACTTCACGAAGGACGGACGGCCGATCTTTGAAGATCCCAACCATCGGCGCAAGGCGCTCAAGGCTATGGGACTACTGGACAAACTCTCCTATGTCTGACGAAACCACCAAGAACGACACGCCGGCCGAAACTCCCACGCCCTCGCCGATGGAGCAGGCGATCGCCACCGCGAAGGCGAACGTCGCGAAGCTGATGGACGAGAAGGCGGCGGAGCGGGCCGAGGACGAAGGCGAGGACACGGCTGGCGACGAGCCGGCCGAGATGCCCGCCGCCGAGTTCAGCGCGGCGGTTGACCGCGCGAAGGCTCTTGGATTCACCGATCAGGAGGCCGCTGGCCTCATCGAAACCGGGTTGCTTGCGAAGATCGAGCTTGCTCTCTCCGCGAAGCAGCCCGCGGCAGCGCCCGAACCGGCCGCGACCGAGCCGGAACCCGATACCGCCGAAGGGAACGGCGACGTGGGTTCCGACGAGATCGCGGCGCTCAAGGCGCAGATCCGCGCATTGGAGGCTCGCATCGAGCGCGTACCCGACGCGATCGACGATCTCGCCATCCGCAGCGGACACGAAGCGATCTTCGGTCGCGAACGCTGGATCGACCCAGGCTCGAAGGAGCAGGCGAACCGTCAGCGTTTGCGCACGTCGGTCGAGGTACTTCGTGCGGGCTACGCAGCGAAGGGGCAGGCCATTCCGCCGGATGCGGAACTGGTCGAACGCGCCGTGCGCATGGAGTTCTCCGATGAACTCGCCGCGTCACGGGCTGCGCCCGTTCGTGCGCGTCAGGCCCAAATGATCTCGCGTCCAGCGCCCCGACAGGAGCGCGAACTTCCGCACGGCAAGGAACGCGCCTACGCGACCATGCGTGAGAAGGAACGCGAGATCAACGCCCGCAACTCCTAACTGAAAGGCAGTCATGCCCATTCTTCAAGCAGAAGACATTGCTGACCTGATCGCTTCCACACAGAAGGATCTCGGTCGGCTCAAGATCACGGATGCGTCGTCCTCGTTGCAGGACTTCCTCTTTGCGAACATGTTCGTCAAGGAGGGCGCGCAGACCTTCGGCGGCGGCACCGGCGTTCAGTGGAACGTCCGCGTGAAGCACAGCGGCGCGGCCCACCAGACGGGCCTCTTCGCGAGCGAGAGCGTCAACGTCGGCGATGTGGTCAAGCAGGCTTCGGTCGGCTGGAAGCACACGCGGACGCAGTACGCGATCGACCGCAAGGAAATCAACATGAACAGCGGCAGCCTGAACAAGGTTGTCGATCTCGTCGCGGAACGTCGGGCCGACGCGCTCACGTCACTCGGCGAGCACCTTGAGACGAAGGGCTGGGGCGCTGCGGCCAGCACGGACGGCGAAGACCCGTTCGGCGTGTTCAACTACATCCTGTACGACAACGCGGCGTCTGGCGGCGTGGCGAACATCGCGCTCAACGACGACATTCCCGCCGGCCTCTCGGACGTTGCGGGCATCAGCCCGGCGACGTACAGCCGTTGGCGCAACTGGTCGGGCAAGATGACGCTCGCCGACACGAGCACGCAGGTCTACGACTCGGGCGGCGACAACCCGCTCATCATGATCCGCAGCATCATGCGCAAGTCCGGTTTCAAGGGCGTCATCGGCGCTTCGCGAAACCAGTACGGCAACGACATCACGCGCGCGCTCTACACCAACTCCGGCACGCTCGACTATCTGGAACTCGCGCTCGCGAACCAGAACGACTCGCTCACCGGCACGAACCTCACGCCGTTCTTCGGCTCTGCGGTCGTGAACCGTGCGCCGGTCGTGTACTGCCCGTACTTCGACTACGCGAACCAGAACATCATCGTCGGCATCGACTGGAGTTCGTTCAAGGTCGCGATCCTCGAAGGCGAGAACATGGTCGAGCAGAACCACAAGCCCGAGTCGGGCCAGCCGAGCGTGTTCAAGACGTTCATCGACCTCACTTGGAACCTCGTCTGCTACGACCGTCGTAAGCAGTTCATCCTCGGCGACAGCGCCTCGGCCCTGTCCTTCTCGGCGCTCCCGACCGAGTAACAGAAAGGAACTGATCTCCCATGAGCAACGCAACATACAACGGCGCGTCGTTGGCCAACGTCTTTCAGGGCATGGGTTCGGCTCCCGCAAAGGGCCGCATCCATGTGGACGACGTGTTCACCTTCGGCACGACCGCCTCCATCACTACCCCGTGGATCGTCCGCGACGAAACGGCGAACACGGCCACCTTCGTTCAGACCGCCGCAAGCGAGGCGGGTCGCTTCGGCACCATGACGATCACGCCGCACGCATCGGGCGGCGGTCGTCTCTGCCAGCCCTACGCCAACTACATCCTCTCCGCGTCGGACTTCACGTTCTGCGAGTGGTGGGTGAAGTTCGTGACCGGCGGCTCGTACTTCATCGGCCTCCAGGCTCTCGTCGCCAACCAGTCCGCCACGTTCAGCGCAGGCGCGCTGACCGCGAACGGCTGCGGCGTCCTGATCCAGACCGACGACAAGATGGACCTCGTTTCCTACAGCGGCAGCGCCAACACGGCCGTCACGGACGTGAAGACGCTCACCGCCGGAACGTGGTACCGGATCGGCATTCGTGCCACGACCGGACTTCTTGAGGCGTACGTCGATGGCCGATACGTCGGCCGTCAGGTGATGTCGAACGCCGTCACCGCCGCGCTCTCGCCGGTCATCTCGACCGGCACCACGGCGACGAAGATCCTGACTGCGGACCTTTGCGCAGTCGGCTTCTGATCCCCACATCCGAACCCGGCGCACGGTGAAACACCCGTGCGCCGGTCTTTGCAGGAGTCGCCATGACCGAAGAACGCATCCGCTTTCACATCACGGCCGGCGACTCGTTCGAGCGAACCTTCATCTGGAAGGACAGCGACGGCGATGCGCAGTCCCTTGAGGACTACACGCTGTCGATCGTCTTCCGCATCCGCACCGACTCGTCGGCCGCGTTGCTCACGCTCACCGAGGGATCGGGGATCACGGTGGCGGGCGACGACCTCTCGGCGGACTGGATCGTGACGAACACGCAGTCGGCCACGATGTTCACCGACGCGGGCGGCACGAACGGCGAGTCGTGTCAGGTGCAGTTCGATCTCGTCGGCGTGAACGGAACGAGCGAGCACACGTTTCTTCGCGGGACGCTCGTGATGCACGGAGACACAAAGCGATGAGCGATACCGTCGTAGTCCAGGGCGGACGCGAGCAGGTGGTCATCACCGACCCGCGCGCCGCGATCCGCGTGTCGAAGAACGGGACGCAGGTGGCGACGCGCGCCAACATCAACTTCATCGAGGGTTCCAACGTCACCGTGACGGCGACGAACAACACGTCGCGCGGTCGCGTGGACATCACGATCGCGGCTGACGCGACGCGGCACGGAGGGGTGTTCTGATGGCTGTCCAACTGTTCGCCGAGGCGGAGCGCCTGATCGCGCTCTCAACGTCGCACGACGACTACGCCGCGTTCGCCGCGCGCGTGAACGCCTGTGCGACGCCGATGATCGTCATTGGCGGCGGGCAGACCTACGCGGGCTTCGTGTCCGCGTTCGATGCGCTGACGGACTCGCAGAAGTATTCCGTCATGGCAAACATCGAGTTCCCGTGGCTGGCGATCCTGAGCGCCGACACGGACGCGACGCCTTCGACGGACTGGTATGGCGCGGGCCAGTACGCGACGATCGTGCAGACGGAGTTCACGCGGCAGTCGGCCGGCACGGTCAGCGGATCGACCACGATCACCGAGTACAAGGAAGTCGCGGAGCAGTTGTGGCAGGACGTGGCGACGTACGCAACGTCGAACGGCTGCGTCAACTTCATCCACTACGCGACGCCGGGATGGGGCATCTCCAACTCGGCGAACGGCGTCCCGTACGAGGGCGTGCGCTCGTCGGCGTCGCGTTCGTACTGGCTGACGACCGGCAGCCACATCACGCACGAGGATGTCGCGGATCAGCAGGTCGATGCGAACGGGCCGTTGCCGGGCCTGATGCGCGCGCAGCGCGGGGCGACGGCGGACGGCCTGAGTTGGTATTCGCCGTGGCCGGAGGGCGTGGACTACTCGGACGCGATCGACGCGTGGGAGGCGTTCAGCGATACGTGCGTGCGCAAGAGCGCGGGCGGCGTGACGCAGGCGACGGACTTCGAGGCGGGGATGCTTCGCCAGTGGGAAGAGGCGACGACCGCGAGCGTGTGCTACCAGTACCGGCGAGTGCGCGACTTGGCGGCGGACGCGGACGTGTCGCTTGCCGACGACGCGGAGCGCGACGTGGCGCTGATCGTCCTCCTGAGTCCGCAGGCGCCCGACCTTGCGACGGGCGTGTTCTCGCAGCGGAACCACTGGACGGCGCGATTCAACGCGGACCCGGCGGAGCGTGCGTCGAAGATCGTCGGCGCGATCTTCCGCGCGGCGGACGCGGACACGCCCGACGTGCGATCGCCTGAGCAGGTGTGGGTGTGGGACTCGGCTCGCTACTACTGGTCCACGTACCCGACGCTCTCGCGTGCGGCTTCGTCGTCCAGCGTGCAGAAGGGCATCGACCAAGTTCGGCACGCCTACGAGGTCAAGTTTTTCGGGCGTCAGTTGTTGGCCGACGACGATCCGACCGGCGAGGCCAGCCCGTCGCCGTCGCACGATTCGTACTACCAGACGAACAACCTCGGCGACACGCTCTGGTCGGCGGCGAACGCCTCGACGGAGTGGCGGTCGGCGTCGGGCGTGCTGCACGCGAGCATCGTGTCGGCCGGCCTGACGATCGACTTTGACGACGAGACGGCGGACCTCGCGCCGTACTTCACGGCGTCGCAGATCGCGGGAACGGCGGCGATCGACGGGGCGGACATTCGCGACGCGATCGAGCACTACATCTCGGAATACCTGGTGTCCGCGCTGGAGGCGGCGAGCGAGATCGTCGCGCTCAACGAGGAGGTCGGCGACGGCCCGTACGTCCATGCGAACACGACGGTCGCGGGTCGCGTGCCGACGCCGGACACGCAGATCCTTCAGGCGGACGGGACGACGCGCGCGATCGAGAAGGGCGAGATCGTCCTGAACATCGCGGCGGGCGCTTCTCCGGTCGCGTACGTGCTGTGCGATGACAACGTGATGCGCACGCTGTCGGGCGGCGGCGGCGGTGGCGGAGGCCTGAGCGACGGCGACTACGGCGACGTGACCGTATCTGGCGGCGGCGCGACGATCTCGATTGACTCCGGCGCGGTGACTTCCGGCAAGATCGCGTCGGGCGCGGTGACGGCGGCGAAGTTGAGCACGACCGGCGCGTCGGCGAACAACGTGTTCGTCTACAACGGGTCGGCGTGGGCGCTGTCTGCACTCTCTGCTAGCGGAGTCGAAAACGATTCCGGCGTGACGGGCGATTACGTTTCCGACGCGCTTGACACGCTCGATTCCGGCAAGGCCGCCAGCAACGCGACATGGCCGACGAGTTCCGTCACGTTCACGAGCGGACCCGCGATCCTGTACCGCGCGTCCACGGCGGGCGCTGGTCAGGAACTCGTGCCGTCCGTCGCGAACACGACGCTCCTGTACAACGGCACGAACCTCTCAATGGGGTTCATCACGAACGCCTACATCGACGGTTCGGCGGGCATCGCGTACACGAAGATGGAGAACGTCGCGGCGTACTCGTTCCTCGTCCGTGCGACGGGAACGGCGGGCGCGCCGGACCAGATCGCGGTGAGCACGTCGCAGTTGATCGGTCGCGGCTCGTCGGGCAACGTCGCGGCGATCTCGCTCGGCTCCGGCCTTTCGATGAGCGGGACGACGTTGAGCGTGTCGGGCGGCACGGGCGATGTGGTCGGCCCCGCGTCGGCGACGGACAACGCGCTTGTGCGGTTCGACACGACGACGGGCAAGCTGGTGCAGGACTCGAACGCGACGCTGAGCGACAGCGGGACGCTGACGCTGACCGAGGGCATTAGTTGCAACGGCGTCTTTGCCGTGGATGACGCCGGGCTTGTCACGGGCGTCGAAGAGATCCGCATTGCCAACTACGGGCTTTCGGTGGAGGACACCGATGGATCGCATTACCTATTCATCAAGCCCGGCTCCAACCTCACCGCGAACCGCACGCTGACCGTCACGACCGGCGACGCCAGCCGCACGCTCACGCTGTCCGGCGACACCACGCTCTCCGGCACAAACTCCGGCGACCAGAACCTTTTCTCGACCATCGCCGTCTCGGGCCAGTCCGATGTCGTTGCGGACTCCACGACCGACACGCTCACGCTCGCGGCGGGCGAGGGCACCGTCATCGAGACGAACGCCAGCACCGACACGATCACCTTCCGTCCGAACATCGGCTACATATGGGCCGTCACCAACGGCTATGCAGGATTCTGACCTATGGCAGCGAACACCATCCCCATCTTCACGCGACAGCCGCTCCTCGGAACCGCGACGTGGACATCCTCCAGCACGGCGAACGCGGACAGCGACGGTTCCGGCACGATCGGCACGGACATCATGCTCCTTGCCAGCGCCGACTCCACGAACGGGTCGTTCGTCAACCGCGTGCGATTCCAGCCTGCCGCGACGGCTGCGGCGACCTCGACGACGGCCAGCGTGATCCGCCTGTTCGTCTCGACGCAATCGAGCGGCTCCACGACGAGCAGCGACACATGCCTCATCGCCGAGGCGGCTGCGGCGTCCGTGACGGCGGCGAGCGCGTCGGCGGCGGCTCAGCCCATCGACATCAACCTCGGGTTCGCGCTTGAGCCGGGCCAGCATCTTCTCTTCTCGATGCACCACGCGGCGGCGGCGAACACGCTCTGGCACGCATCCGCCTACGGCGGGGACTACTGATGAATCAAGACTTCTTCGGTCTGCCTGCGACGACGAACGCGCACGCCACGTTTTTCAGCGGCGTCGGTCGCGGCTCGCCACCGTTCGTCGCGTGGCAGAAGCCTCGCGGCAAGACGATGGCATTCATCCTCGCGGTGGGCGGTGGCGGTGGTGGCGGCGGCGGTATGACCGGCGCGACCGGCACGGCGCGCGGTGGTGGCGGCGGCGGCGGGTCCGGCGCTGCGGCGCGTCTCATCATGCCGTTGGCGTTCCTGCCCGACACTATCTATGTGCAGGCGGGCGGCGCTGGCGCTGGCGGCGCGGCGACGATCGCGGGCGGCGCGGGCAACCGCTCGTACGTGTCGATCGCGCCGAACACGACGGCGGCGAACCTCATCCTGATCTCGGGCGCGGCGAACGCGGGCGGCGGCGCGGCGGGCAACGCGGCAAGCACGGCGGCGGGCGGTACGGCTGAGACGATCTCGACCACGACACTGAGCGTCATCGGCAACTTCGGCGTGAGCACGTTCACGGCGGGCAGGGCGGGCGGCAACGGCGGCACGATGACGGGCGGCGGCAACGGCAGTGCCGTTACGGTCCTGAGTTCCGCGTCCGGCGTGCTCACCGGCGGTGGAGGCGGCGCGTCCACGCCAACGGCAAACACCGAGTTCACCGGCGGCAACCAGACGGGCGCTGGCCTATTCCCGACATTCGGCGGCGGCGTCGCGGGCGGCAACCCCGGCAACGGACAGATCGTGCCCTTCTATCAAGGCCCGGCACTGTGGCTCCCGTACGGCGGAACGGGCGGCGGGACCGGCGGCGCGGCGGCGACGGTCGGCGGCGGCGGCGCGCACGGACATTGGGGCTGCGGCGGCGGAGGAGGCGGCGGTGGAGTCACGGGCGGCGCTGGCGGCAACGGCGGTCCAGGATTTGTCTACATCGTGGCGTGGTGATCCAATGCCTAACTTACCCATTGTTACAACTGCCGATTCTCGGACCTTTTCGACTCACGAAACGTGCGATCGGGGGATTCATATGGACGATCGTGCGGACAATGAACGTGAGGAGGGTCCGGGGGTGTCGGCGCGTGTTGAGAAGTTGAACATGAACGTCATGACGGTGGTGGCGCTGGTGACTGTCCTAGTCGGCGGCGCGGCGTCCATTGGCGGCATGTACGTGAAGATCGACAACCTCGGCGAGAAGGTCGAGCAGAGCATCGCGGCGAACCGCGACCTCTACGACAAGTATCTGGCGTCGGAGAAGGAGCGGGCGTACGAGAAGGGCTACTTCGCCGCGCTCGCCGCCGACATTGCGGAGATCAAGCGAAAGGCGAACCCGTGATCGCACTGACCATCAAGGCGAAGACGCCTTCGTACAACGTGACCGCCAACGCGCAGGGCAGTTCCAAGTCCGTCGTCGCGCAGACGAACGGCGTCCACGTCTCGGCCAACGTCAACGATACCGCGATGTCGTTCAACTGCGACGCCACCGAGAAGGGCAACCCGAAGCGCGAGGATACGGACGTGACGATCATCGTCCAGCGCGTCGGCGAGAAGCCGATGACGCGGCAAGTCTCGGCGAAACTGCGCCCCGGCGAGCGAATCACGTACTATCAGACGCTCATTCAGGAGGCTTGACCATGATCCCGTTCTACCCCGCCCGCACCCGTCTCGTCGCCGTCGTCGCGTCGGTCGCGATCGCCGTGATGCTGACGCTCGCGGCGTGCAAGACGTTCGACAACGCCGGCGCAGACGAAACGATCGCAACGATCAACGAACGCATCGCCGTGATGGACAAGGCGGCGGTCGATCCCGAGAAGACGCCGGAGCAACGCGAGATCGCGGCGCTCAAGGCGAAGCAGTACCGCGACGACCTCGCGAAGGTCAAGGAACTCGCCGAGGAAGATGCGGCCGACGACGGCCCGGACCCGATGGAGACGGCCGCGACCGGCATCGGGAACGCCGTGGCTGCGGCGGTGCCTGGCTTCGGCGCGGCGATCGCGCTCGGCGTGCCGCTCTTCTTCCGCGTCCGCAAGCAGGTGCGCGAGCACAAGCGGGCGGAGGAACTGGAGCGCATCCGCGCGGAGCACGCGATGAAGGCGCTGACGCAGACCGTCGTGAGCATTGAGAACGCGAAGGGGCTTGTGCCGGCGTTCGCCGAGGCGTGGGGAGCCGCGAAGCTCGCCGTCGAAGCGAAGCAGGACGAGTCAACGAAGCAGGTCATCGAGAAGATCAAGACCGACTCCCTCTGAGGACACCATGCCCCAACTCATCGCCATCGCCGAAACGCAGTCCGAAAACCCGTTCGCGCCCGGCACCGAGACGAACCCCGGCTGGATCGGCGAAGCGCCGTCCAACATCATCCGCGTCTACTGGGAAGTGCTCACCGGCGGTGACGGGTGGGTGCCGATCTCGGTCGGCGCGACCGGCTCGGGAACGTGCTTCCTGCCGCCGTCGTGGTCGGGCTTCCTCTTCCGCGTGTGCGCCGACGTGCTCGAACGCCACCCCGCAGGCGAGGGTAACGTGCTCGTGACCTACCGCAGCGATGCGTACGGGCCGGTCGGCTAGCCTTCTCCAACGACCCTTTTCTTCTTGTTCGCGGCGGCACTCTTCGGGGTGCCGCCGTTTTTCTTCAAACTCTCGCGTCGCGTTCGTCCGCGATCGTGGTTACTATTGCCGCGAACGTGGCCGAATCAACCCTACAACTCACGACAACCGAACTCCGCAAGGTCGTTGCGCTCCACATGGGGTTCCCGACCTCGTACGCGGGGATGATGCAGCAACAGCAGGATGAACTGGACTGGGTTGTGCGCGAGGGGCTTCGGCGTTTCTACACGCCGCCGCTCGTCATGCCGGGCGAGAACCGACCGCACGAATGGTCGTTCCTGACGCCCCGCACGACGCTCTCGCTCGTCGCCGGAACGTCGGCCTACACGCTGCCCGATAACTTCGCGTACATCGTCAGCCCGTTCACCTACGCGGCGGGTACGGCGAAGCAGCCGATCCGCGCGGTGACGGACGAGGAGTTGCGGGCGAAGGCCGCGATCGTGAGTTCGTCGGGCGATCCGTTGATCTTCTCGATCGTCCCTGTGGTCGGCAGCAGCGACAGCCCGAACACGACGCCGGACACGCCGACGCGGTGGCAGGCGAACTTCTGGCCGACGCCCGCGAATGCGGCGACGGTGACGTACCGCTACCGCGCGATCATGGACGCGCTGACGACGACGATCAACCCGCCGGGCGGCGCGCTGTTCGGGCAGGTGATCGTGGCGTCGTGCCTCGCGGTGGTCGAGGAGCGGCTGAACCACAACCGCCCGCGCGCGGAATCGGTGATGAAGGAGCGCTTCATCGACGGCCTTCGCGCCGCGATCGGCATGGACCGCCGCATGAGCGTGCCACGCATGTTGGGCGTGATGACGGACCCGAGCGACGGGATGGACTACGGGAGCACGAACGTCTCTGTGCTCTACAACGGCGTTCAGTATTGAGGTGAATCATGGCTTTCGTGGTCGAACTGGCGAAACCTTCAACGGCTCCCGCGAACGCGATTCCCGAGTTGTCGGGGGGTCTGTCGAACAAGGAGGCGATCGGCGTCGATTGGGGCATGTTCCGCGCGAAGGTCGCGAGCATGCGCATCCGGTCTCGGAACCAGGTCATCAACGTGACCGGCGACGGCGACAGCGCGACGGCGATCGAGGCGAACCTGATCCCGCACACGATCTTCGCGTTCTCCGGGTTCATGCTCGCCGGTCAGGCGATCGGGCTTGCGAACCTCGCGGACACCGAGAACAACGGGACGTGGGCGACGAAGATTTGGTGCAGCAGCGATCTCTTCTTCAACGCCTTCGTGGTGGTCGAGTCGGTGGACATCGACTGGAAGGTGAAGGACGGGCCGGCGGTGTCGGTCGCGATCCTGATGCACGTCACGAACACGGCGCACGACGAACTGGAAGACACCCTGACCACGCAGGAGTAAGACGTGGCCGACTACAAGGACATCATGGACGTGCCGGACTCGGAGTTGCCCGAGCCGTTGCCGTTGCCGGGCGAGAAGCCCGTGATGGACGCGAACGCGCAGGCTCGCGCCGCGCCCGTTCCCGCGTACGAGGCGACGCCCGTTCCTCCGGTGTCGTTCGCGGACGGTCAGACGATGGCCGAGGCGAAGTCAATGGGGTTCGGCGGCGACGGCGGGAATATGGATGAGACGCTTGACCGCATCGCGCTGACCCTTGAGCGCATCGAAGAGATGCTTGCGAAGGCGATCCTCTAATGGCGATCGACGCAATCAAGATCGACATCCCCGGCTCGTCCATGCGGGTCGGCATCGCGAGCCAGTTTCAGGACTACGCGATCCGTCGCCACATGGTCACGGGCGAGACGACGCAGGCCGACGCGCAGGACGCGCTGCACACGCTTCTCGGCGTGAACTGGGCGAAGCATCACGTCATCGACAACCTGCCGTTGCAGAGCGAGACGATCTCGAAGTTCGGCGCGAACAAGTGGATCATCACGCAGACGTTCGCGCGCGACCAGACTTCGGGATGGCGCGACGAGTCGAACGGCCGGCGGCAGGAGTTGCGGTTCACGCTGCACGCGGTTCCGGTGTTCATCAGCGCGGCGCAGTCCCGCACGAATGCGCTCCCGTACAACTCCGACCCGGACCCCGACGACTTCTACCTGTTGCCGCTTTCCAGCACGGACGGCGTGACGGTCGCGCAGAGTCCGAGCCTTCCGCCCGTGGCGTACATGTACGAGCGGCCGGCGCTTCGGCTCGCGGACCAGCGGACGTACGACGAGTACCCGCTTTCGGCCACACAGGTCGGCCTTCTCGGCAAGGTGAACAACGGGTCGATCACGCTGAACAGCGTGGGGCTGACGTTCTCGGCGAACGAGTGCCGGTTCGTCGGTGCCGACTTCATCATGGAATCGACCGGCGAGGACAGTACCGGGCGGTGGGCCGGGTCGTACTACTTCGACTGCATCAAGGGCGGCCACTACATGCAGCGCGCGTGGTGGGACGACACGAACGACAAGTGGAAGGTGTCGAACGATCTCATGTACGAGACGGGCGACTTCACGGTGTTCTGATGCCTATTTCGCCGAACCGATTCAATCGCGTGCGGGTGCTGTCGGCGGAGTTCCGTGCGGCGATTCGCGAACTCGCGTCCGACGTGGCGGAACTCATGTCGCTTCTGCCGATGATCCGGCGGAAGATCACGGAGCCTGACCGCCCGCTCGTGCAGGCGGGCGGCATCAGCGGAGGAGCGGTCCAGATGTTCGTGCTCGACAACGAATTGCGTGAGGAAGCGGACGACTCGCCGGCGCGGTGGCTGTATCAGGGCCGGCGCGGCGAGATCAGTTCCAGCACCGGCCTCGTCACCGAGATATCCGGCGCGGACGTGGTGTACCTGTACAACCTCGCGGAGAACGATCCTGGCTACCAGCACGGGCAGGACTTGTCGCCGTCCGGCGCGACGCTGACGCCGCTCCCGGTGGAGGGTGCGGTGATGGCGCTCTACACGGGCAAGGACGACGGCGGGCAGGCGATTTGGGTGTTCGACGTGCCGAACCCGATGACGGTGACGTGCGCATGAGCATCGGCGGCATACTCGCGTCGATCTGCTGCTGCACCGAAGGCGAGTGCGATTGCGCGACGACCTCGTTCGAGATCGCGTGGACGGGCGAGTTGATCTTCCTGAACGACTGCGACACGAAGCAGTTTCCCGAGTGCGACAACCCGCCGACGCGATACGGCAGCCTGAGCATCACGTCGCACACGCTGGCACTGGTGCAGCGAGCGTCGTGCAGCTATTCGGCGTCGTACCAATGGGATGCGACCTCGACTAGTTGCTTTGACGAGGAGGACATCTCCACAGTGTCGATCGTGATGGACGCTGTTCTCTACAAGCTGCCCCCCGGCGCGGGCGGCGAGTGGCGGCTGAATCTCCAGATCCGGCGGTACTTGGACGGCGCGCCGTACGGCATCGGCTTCGGCGGCACGGCGAAGATCGCGGACTGGACGTACGCGCCGGACTGCACGCCGCCGGACGGGTCGTGCCCCTGCACGGGCGACTGGCTCTATGTGTCAACGCCGGCGTCCGACCTGAACGCTCCGAGCACGGGACCGGAGGAGCAGTGCGACGGCGCGTTGCTGTGGCAGTCGCTTGACTCCGGCTCTATCGTGCTGTCGTGACGTGCCTGCACCTGTACGGAGGCTCTTGCCGGATCGGTCGATTCGGCGGGAAGCCGTCGCTCGCCGATTGCGAAAAGTGCCGACATCGTGTAGCGATAACCGCAGTAGGCGATACGATGCCCGCAAGATCGCGTCAGATGGCGCAACTTGCCGACGTGATGCCCGGCGGTTCTTGGTGGGACCGCCGGGATTGCGCCTCTTGCGAGGGCCGTCGTCGGCTGGTCAAGGAACTCATGGAGGCGTGGGACGACGACGGGAACGTGCGGAAGCACGCCGCTGACTAGGAGCCGAGCATGGCGTTTGAGCCGCAGACCTACGACTTGGGACCGACAGGACGCCGTTACCGCAGCGCCGCAGCCACGACAGACCCGCTGGCGGCGTCCGAGACGGTCAAGCCGCCCAACGCGGCCCCGACCGCGCCGATGGCACCTGCGGCCCCTGCCGCCGCTCAGGGCGGGTTCCTCGACCCGATCGGCATTCCGAACGACATCATCGCCGAGCGGGCCATCCGCGACGGGTGGGGCAGCGGTGTTCCGCGCCAGTTGTCGCCCGCACGCATGGAGGCGCGCGCTGCCCGCGTGGCCGCAGCCGAAGAGAAGTCGGCGCAGGCGAAGGCGATGGCCGTCGCCCGGTCGATCGCGCGGACGGACCCGCAATCGTGGCGTGACCGCGTGGACAAGTTCAACCGCGGCGTCGGCGGGACGGGCGGGCTGGCGATCAGCATTGAGGACGTGTTGGGTCAGGCGCGACGCCCGAGCGGTTCGCCGCCGGCCGGTGGGATGGGCGTGTACGGTGCCGCGCCGCAGATCGTCGGCGAGCAGCGTGGGCGAGTCGGCCGCAACGCGGCGGGCGCGGGATTCCGCGAGCAGCAGATCGGCGGCCGGCGCATGGGCGTTCCGCTTGTGAAAGTCGGCACGATGTCTGTGCCGGACCCGAATATGCCGGAAGCGGACTTCAACCGCGCGTACACGCAGGACGACGCGGCGGCGACTTCGCTCGCGCTCTACAAGTCGGGATTCGGCGAGTTCGCGAACCGGCAGCGTCGGATCGACGCGGGGCGTGCGGCGTTGCTGGACGACACGCTTTCGCCAGAGCAGAAGGCGCGGGCGGAGGTGGAGTTGAACGGGCAGGAGAACCGACTTCACCGCGAGTTCATCCGGTCGATCGGCCGTCGCGTGACGATGGAGCAGAACGCGGCGGATTCGCGGATGCGCGACATGGACGCACCGGACCCCGAGGACTTGGCGGACTTGGTGCAGGCCGGCGTGGATCGCGGGATGAGCGTGGGCGACGCGCAGGACTACGCGCGGCGTCGGGCGTCGGGCGATCTCGGCGCGGTGCTTCCGCCGAAGCAGTCGGCCGAACGCGCGAACCCGCGAGCGCGGTTCAACGCGCCCCGCTTCTTTGAGACGTTCAACGAGGCGTGGGATCGCTCCATCAAGAACGACCCGCAACTCGGGCGCGAGTGGAACGACGTGCGATCGGGACCGTCTGCCGCTGACGCGCAGAATCCGGCCGTCGCGAAACTGCGGCAGGAACGGTCGGATCGCGTGCGCGCGGCCCGGTCGAAGGTGTTCGCGCAGACGCTCGCCGAATCCGGCGCGGGATCGGACATCACGGCGATGCGCGACTCGTTCAACGAGGGGCTGACGCAGATCGGCGAGGCGTACAAGACGCGGGCCGAGGACATGCCGAACGCCCGCGTGGACGTGCGGAACCTCGTCTACTCGCACCTGCCGGCGTTCGCCGACCAACTCGGCGAAGACCCCGAGGCGTCGATCGACAACCTCGTTGAGCAGATCGTCCGTGATCGCGTCGTTCCCCTTGCGATGGATCAATGATGACACGACTTGCCGCGCTTGATCTCCAGACGAACGCCGAGGACGCGGAGCCGACTCCGCGACTCTTCTCGCTTGACGACGCGCCGCCGACGCGGGTGGCGACGCGCGAGGCCGTGGCCGGTCAGTTGACGCCGGACACCCGGCCCGACGTGCGGTACGCGCCATCCGTCGCGGCGGTCGCGACGCGCGGGCTGCCCGAGTGGATGAAGGCTCCGACGCAGGCGGCGATGGTCGGCGGCGCGGAGTTCATGGGCGGCGCGTACAACGCCGCGTCGCGCATGGTCGCGAACGCCGGGCGTGCCGCGTCCGACGCGATCGGCGGCATCACGCGAGGCGCGTACGACCTAACCGGCACCGAACGCATCGACACGACGCGGGCCGACGAGTTGACCCGTCGCGGCGATCCGATGGGCCAGTACCTTCGCAACCAGGCGGAGACGGTGAACCGCGCGGGCGGCGAGGCGTTCCAGCAGGAGATGCGTCGTCAGGGCGAGCCGGTCGTCGGCACGGACCCGGATTCGTGGGCCGGATTCGCGGGCAGCACGGCGGGTTCGATGCTCCCGGCGATCGCGGGCGCGGCGACTGGTCCGGTCGGCGCGGTCGGCGCGGCGGGGACGTACGCCGCCGATGCGTTCTACGGCGTGTCCGACGAGTACGAGCAGCGGTCGATCGAGCAGACCGGCGACTATGACCCCGAGGTGGCGAAGTCGCTCGGCGCGTCGGGCGCGTTGCTCATGGGCGCGTTGGAGTACGTCCCGATCCCGTTCGTGCAGAAGGCCGGCGCGTCGGCGGCGCGGAAGATGATCGACGCGGCGATCTCGCGTCAGCCGGGCTGGCGCACAGCGGCGGCTCGCGAGTTGGCGAAGGTCGCGGCGACGGGCGCTGTCGGCGAAGGCACGACCGAGGCGATGCAGGAGTTGACCGGAGCGGCGCTGGAGTTGACGTACGACTCGTGGCAGCGCGAGATGTGGGCGGAAGATCCCGAGGGCATGGCGCAGGCGCTTGCGCGTCGCGTCGGCATGGCGGCGCTTGGCGGCGCGGTCGGTGGTGGCGTAATGGGCGGTGCGGCGACGGCGGCGGCTGGCGCTCGCGACACGGGCGGGATGGACCGTGCGATGCAGCGAGCCGAGGCACAGGGCCAGATCGTGCCGGACACGCAGGCCGGCGCGGTGACGCTGCCCACACCGAACGCAACGGCCGCAACAAACGCAACGCCGACTCCCGCGCAGGCGAAGGGCAAGACGCCGAAGACGACCGGGCAGACCAAGACCGCCGACGAACTTCTCGATGCGGCGTTCATGCGCAAGCACGTCGAGGTCGTGGACGGCGAGCCGAAGAAGGTCGCGCCGAAGGACGCCGTTCGCTCGCTGCGACGCGCGAAGCTCTGGCCGCAGACTACCGTTCCCGACGATTTCGCGCTGGAGGTCGTCGCGACGCCCGGCTACGAACGCATCGGCCAGTGGCTCATGGAGACGCCGCGCCTCTCGCGTGACGTGGCGCAGGCGATGTTCGGGAAGAACGCGCCGAAGTCGCAGAAGGAACGCAACGACTTCCTCCGCACGTTCCGCGAGTTGGCGAACGAGAGCCGGCCGGACTCGTTCAAGGGCAAGGGACTTGCCGTGACGCTCGGCAAGCGCGACGTTCCGGTGCTGCCTCCGCGCAAGAATGTCGCGGTGGACGAGGACGCCGAGATCGACGGCGTTGAGCCGACGCCGGAACTTGACATCGGGCTGGAGCCGAACTGGCGCGCGGACGTGCAGGACAAGTACATCCAGATCGAGAAGTTCGAGCAGAAGGTCGCGAAGGCGACGGGCGCGAAGATCGACGGCGACGACAGCCTCATCAACGCGCTGCGGCTCTCCGACTCCGTGCGCGCGAACTTGGGCGAGGGCTACATGGAGCGGTTCCGCACGCTCCTGAACCGGCTCAAGGACGAGAACATCGACCCGCGCGACGTGAACCTTCTCGGCATCGCGGAACACTCGCCCGAGGCGAACGACGTGATCGCACGGCTGTCGGCCGATCCGAACCTTCTCGCGGGCATGACGAACACGCGCGCGGCCGAGGTGATCCGCGAGATGCAGGCGCGGCCCGACTACGCGAAGGTCAAGGCGTTCGTGGATGAGTTCCGGTCGCTGCTCACCGACTCGTTCGCGTTGCTCGCGGACTCGGGCGCGATGACGGAAGAGATGCGGCGTCGCTTGGAGAACTATCAGGCGTACTGGCCGATCATTGACGATCCCGACTTCCACGAGCAGGCGGAGACGATGGGCGCGCCGCTTCGGTTCGCGACGAAGGGCAGCGGCATCCGCGCCCGCACGGGCCGCGAGTTCGGATCGCTCGACACGCAGAACGAGCGGTTGCAGGGCATCCTCGACACGGGCCTCGCGCGAATCCAGGCGATCGTGCAGTCGCGCGTGTCGCGCGTGGTTCGTCAGGGCGTCGGCAAGGCGATGATTCGCATGGCGACGAAGTACAACGCGCCGGGCGCGTTCCAGATCGTCACCGATTACCCGACGCGGGCGATCCGCACGCCGGACGGCGAACGTCGCATCGTGCCGGATCAGGCGGTGCTCGACCGCAAGGACATCTTCTACACTCGCGCTGCGGAGCCGTTCACCTACGGCGACAAGGAGTTCAACGTCGGCGATCCGGTCGTCATCAAGGTCGGCGACGAGGCGCTCGGCGACACGCTCAAGAACGCGCAGATGGTGGACGACAAGGGGACGAGCATCGTGCGCATCCCGCTGTCGATCATGCGTGCGCTCGCGACGTGGACGCGGCGCACGGCGACGTTGTGGAATCCGTTCTTCTGGACGGGTCAGGTGCCGATGGACTTGCAGGACGCGATGGCGACGGTCCTGATGGATCAGGACTTCACGAAGGCGCAGGCTGCGCGCATCATCGGCAATGCGTTCACGAACTCGTATGCGTCGTGGTGGGCGATCGTCGCGGCCGAGACGCTGAAGCGCGGCAAGCCGGTTCCCGGCGTGTCGCCCGGCGGACGCACGGCCAAGATGATGAAGCGGTGGGCCGAGTTCGAGAAGGTCGGCGGTCGTCAGGGCATGATGGGCGTGATGACGTACGACGAGTCGATCGACCTCGTGCGCGCGATCCTGAACCCGACGAAGCGCGACCGCGCGGAGATGACGGCGCAGAAGTTCGATCGGATGATGGAGCGCGTCAACGAGCCGTTCAACTCGGCGATGCGTCTCGCGTTCTTCGACGCGATGATCGAGGCTGGCGTGCATCCGAAGACGGCGGCGGTCAAGGCGCGCGACGTGCAGATCGACTTTATGAAGCGCGGCAAGAGCAAGAAGCTCGCCGCGTACGGCGCGTACAAGGTGTTCCTCAACGCCAGCATTCAGGGCGTCGAGAAGCAGTCGCGCATGTTCAAGTCGAAGCGCGGCCTTGCGCTCGCCGGAACGATGGTCGCGGCAGGCTTCCTCGCGCGGGCGTACATGCTCATGCAGGGCGGCAAGGACGAGGACCGCGACGGCGACGGGCTGCCGGACGCGCTCCAGATCACGCGGCAGCAGGAGCGCACGCGCGTGACGCTGCCGATCCCTGGCGTCGGCAACGTGTCGATGCGTTCAGGCTGGATCGTGCGACTCCCGATCCAGATGGGTGCGGCGATGGCCGACGCCATGCTCGCCGAGGCGACGATGGGCGAGACGGCGGCGAAGGTCGGGGGCGCGATCGCGGACGCGGGCAACCCGCTCGGCGGCGGCGACACGGCGTTGACTTCGCCGTACGGGTTCGTGCGCCAGACGTTGCCGACCGGCGCGCTCTACGCGACGGACTTGATCGCGAACGAGAACTACGCGGGCGATCCGATCTACACGACGATGCGCGGGCAGGACGCGCTCCGCTCGGAGTCGGGTATGGACACGACGCCGCAATGGGCGAAGGACGCGGCGCAGTACGTGCAGGAACAGACCGGCGTGGACATGTACCCCGAGGTGCTGTCGTTCACGCTGCGCAACGCGGGCGGCGGCATCTGGTCGATGTTCGAGCGGACGGGTCGGGCAGCGCACTCGCTTGTCACGGACGAGCCGACGCGACCCGAGGATGTGCCGTTCCTCCGCGACTTCCTGATCTCGACCGGCAATCCTGCGCGTTCGGCGGACGACTACTATCGGATGCGCGACCGCGCCGCCCAGTTCGGGCAGCGCGTGTCGCAGCTGGAGGAGCGCGGCGACTTCGAGGCGCTGGACGACTTCATCGCGGACAACCCGACGCTCGCACGCGAGCACGACATGGTTTTCGGGCGGTTCGGGACGGAACGCATCCTGCGTCAGTTGCGCAAGGAACGCCGCCAGTTGCGCGAGATGGGCGCGAGCGATCCAGAGATGGCCGAGTACACGCAGGAGCGCATCGACCAGATCCGCGAGATGATGCGTGCGGAGCGCAACCGGACGTTGTTGGAGTCGCGGTCGGAGTGACGGTCACGCGCCGGTGACGGTCGCGCCGATCTCGGTCGCGCCGTTGAGCGCCACGCTGACCTGCGCCTTGTCGATGAACGAGGCGTCTGCCACGGTCGCGGTGCATTGCCCGTTGACAAACGCGGTGTCGCCGATGCAGGTGACGCGGCGGATCGACACGCCACGGAGGTTCGCGGCGTAGGGCGAGCCGATGAGGAAGGCGTGTTCCTTCGCGACGTTCGCCATGATGTTGACGGCGGGAACCGCGTCGCCGTTGTTGTTCTCGACGCGCACGAGCCAGTCGGTGCGGGTGGGCGCGAGGGTCGGCGTGAGGGTGACGACGAGGTGAACGCCGGAGCCTTCGCCTTCGCCGTTGTCGATGTCGTAGTTGACGGTGACGGGCTGGCCCGTGGGGGACTGGTTGGAGACGGGCGGGAGTCCGGGGAGGTTGACGGAGAGTTCGTTCATGGTGTCACGATGTTACCGCGACTCGGCGAGGTCTAGGAGACGGAATCGCGAAGATCGCCAGCATCCTCGTAGGCGGTCGCGGGTCCATTCGTCCAGCGTCACGCAAACAACGACTCCGACTCGCACGCAGTCGCCTCGGCCCGTTGCAGATTCCGTAACGCCGTCGCGTGGTACTCGTCCTTCAACTCGCACCCGTAGAACCGCCGGCCACGCTTGACCGATACGTAGCCCTCGCTGCCGATGCCGGTGAACGGCGAGAACACCGTCTCGCCCGGATCGCTGAACAGACGCACGCATCGGTCGATCACTTCAAGTTGCAGCGGACAGATGTGCTTCACGTCGTCCTCGCTGCGGGCCTCGCGAACGTTGAGCGTGTCCGTCTCGCGGATGTCGTCCCAACAGCACTCCGCCCACTTGATCCAGTCGTTGCGGCTCACCTGCCCTTTCGCGTCGATGCGTTCCGCGTTCTCGCCCGGCGCGCGGAACTTGATGAGGTAGTCGCCAAGCGTCCCCCGCTGCGCCGCACGGTCGGACTCAAGGCCGCTGAACTGCAACTCCCGCGACTTGGTGCGGATCGCCTGCGCCTGCGGGTTCTTCCGCACCAGCCAGTCGTATTCGTACACCAGCCCGGCCCGCTGTCCGATGCGGATGTTCAGCCCCCGGAAGTCGAACAGTCCGACTTCACCGCTCCGCTTCATTCGCGGGATCTGCATGACGTGGACGACAATCGCGCGGCCCGGCTTCATCACCCCGGCCAGCTGCCGGTAGAAGAACGACAGATGCAGCTTGGCCTCATGGTCTAGGTTCTCGCTGTTGCCGATGTCGGACTCCGACGACGTGTAGGCGTAGAGCGCTGGGAAGGGCGGCGAGAAGATCGAGAAGTCAACGCACGTGCGAGGCATCTCGCTCATGTGCGTGATGCAGTCGCCGTGGTGGACGTGGTAGTTGCCGTCAAACTTGAGCATGCTCACGGAAGATCCGCTCCTGTTCTGTGGTGTCTGCCTGAACGCGATTCGACTTCGCCAGAACCGTCTCGATCATCGGACGTTCCAGCTCGGTCACGGGGATATGAACGTCGAGCGGCTTGGTCGATCCGATCCGGTTCGACCGCTTCACCGCCTGGTAGAACTCTTCGTAGCTGTCCTGCAACGTGGAGAACACCTGCCGCGTTGCGATCTGGAGGTTGAGTCCAAAACCGAGGATCTTCGGCTTCGTGACGAGCGTTCTGATCTCGCCCCGCTTGAACGCGGCGACAATCCGCTCCCGCTCCTCCACTGGCGTTGACCCGTCGATGTTCCCGCAGCCGGGGATCGCCGCCGCAATCTCGTCCTGCTCCGCGTTGTACTTGCACCAGACGAGCGTGGATTCGTCCGGCCACGACGCGATTCGGTCCACTATGTACTTTGTCTTGAGGCTTTCGATCCGTTCGCCTTCGTGAAATCCCTTACCGATGCGTGCAATCTTCGACCGCGATCCGATGCCGCCAGCCTCGGTGACGAACATCGCGCCCGTCGTGTCCATCAGCGCGGAACGCTGCGCCTCCGTGATCGGCACGTCTTCAACGTGGACGCGGATCGGCGGGATGCTGTCGCAGTTGTCCTTCCAGCCGTACACGCTCGGGTCGCTGAGGAAGATCGCCCAGTGCGACACGCTGACGTAGAACGGCTTGATCGCGTGCGACTTCATCTCCCAACGCTCCTGCGTCTGCCCGCGATTGACGAAGAACCGCGCGAGGAACGAGTTGACGGTCGGGTATGCGTCCATGAACACGGCATGGTTCGCGTATTCGATGCGGTCATTCGGCGCGGGCGTCCCGGTCAGGCACATCTTCCACTCGACGCCACGCCCCATCTCGACCAGCCGTGTACCCCACGCGCCGTAGTGCGACTTGAGCATCGAGGATTCATCGAGGATCAGGCCTGCGAGCGTCCCGGTCGGCAGGTCGTCCGTGATCGCCTCGTAGTTCGTGATCGCTATGCCTTCGCCGGATCGGAGCCACTCGGGAAGATCGCGAGCCGGGATGATCGGCATGGGACCGCGACCGTAGAAGCGTTCCCACTCGGCGGCGGTCTGCCGGCACACCATGAGCGGTGACACGATCAGGATGCGCGAACGCTTCGGCGACGCCATCTGCGCCGCGATCGCGAAGTCGAGCATGATGAGCGTCTTGCCGAGTCCGCAGTCTGCGAACACGCAGAACTTCCGCTTGCGAACCGCGAGCGACACGATCGCGCGTTGGTAGTCGAAGAGGAACGCGGACGGCTCGAATTGCTCAGTTCGCTTGCGCCGCTTCGTCTTGCCGACGATCTGGTCGGCGTACTCGTCAGGAAACTCGACCGATCGGCCGGTCACGCGGTATCGGGGCAAACGCTTCGCCGCGAGGAACGTGCGATAGTCGTCGATGCTCGACGGGTTCAGGTGCAGTTTCAAATTGTTCTCCTTGTTCCACGGAAGATAGCACGTGCTCGGAGCGAGTCAATCGCCTTTCAAGTCCACCGACTCTCCTCGCAAGTAGTCGTCCGCCATTGCCGTGCAGTCCTTGTTCCCGAACAGGCGCAGGGCGTGGATCTCGCGCCAGAGTCGCGCGTTCTCGTCGGCCAGCGCCTTGAACTGCGCGCGTTCCTCGGGCGACAGTTGCGAGTCGAGCGAGTGAGCCGCCGCCGTCTCGTGCGTCTGGATGCGCAGGATCTCGGCTTCGCGGTCGCGTACCGTCGCCTCAAGGCGATCGCATTTCTCGGCGAGTTCGCCCATCTTGCGCTTGTACTCGTCAAACGACACCCAACAGTCACAGTCGGATTCAGCGACTCCGAACTTCGTGGTGAATGTCACGCCGGTTATCAGTTCAAACTTACTCATGTTGTCCACCCGTTCAGCACTTCCGCCAAATCCGCGCCGTCCACCGTCCCGTTGCGGTCCACGTCCGCGAACGGGTCGTTGCGCCCCCAGTAGTTCAGCACCTCGGACACGTCCGCACCGTCGATCGCGCCGTCCCCGTTCATGTCGCGCGCGTCGCACTCCGCCCACGCCAGCGTCACCGTCCGCTCGGTCGGCCCGATGCGGAACGTCCCCGCGACGCGCAGGTGGTCCCCGTTCGCGTCGATCCGGTTCCCGCGCTTGTAGCCGGGCGTGCCGATCGTCGCGTGGCCCCAGTCGCCGCGCCACTCGCCGACGAACCGGATGCGGCGCGGGGCGAGCGGGACGACGGCGGTGAACCCCGCGTACGAGGACGTGCCGCCGGTGCGACGCCAGGTGAATGTCACGGAGTCGCCTGCGGTGTCGGCGGTGACGGCGATCGCGGCGTTGGCGACGGAGACGGGCGCGGGTCCGGTGGCGTTGAGCGTGGCGAGGAGTCCGACGCTGGCGATGAGGCGGAGCGTGGTCATGGTGTGCGTCCCTCGGCGAGCGTGTCGCGGAGTATGCCGCACGCGGCGGCGCAGCAACAGAACGCGATGAAGATCGTCGCGGCGGTCGGCCAGCGGTCGGAGTCGCGCAAGACCGCGCAAACGAAGGAGACGAACGAAGCGCCGGCGAGTAAGCCGAACAGCCATTGGCCGAGGCGGAGGGCGCGGATCATGCGTACGGGTTCCTTCCGTCGATCGGAATGCCCGCGTCGGGCGCGCACCAGTCGGGCATGTGTCGCGGACGCGGCGCTCGGCTGATGTCCACGGGCTGCACGTTGGCAATGTCGCGCGCGACCTTGCGCCCGATCATCTCCGCGATCATCCCACGATCGCGTCCGTCCATGAGCATTAGGGCGCTTATCGTGACGTGCAGCCGCACATCGCCGCCTTCGCGCGACCAGTCGAGGCGCGACAAGCGCTCAACGATGCGCTTTGCCGTCGCGGTCGCCTCCTCCAACTCGCGGCGATGGGTGTCGCCGATGCGGGCGATCTCCTGTGCGTGTCCGCGCTTGATCCCGTCCACGGCCGCGCGGTGCGCGTCGTCGTGCGCCTTGAGCGCCGCGTCGGCCTGCTTCGCGCGATTGGCGAGCATCGCGTCGGCGGAGGATCGCAGTACGAACGGCCAGAGCCGCCCGAGTCGGCGCGATGCGAAGGATTGGAGTCGTCGTAGGTTCATGGTTTCTCCTAATGCTGACGGCGGGG